ACCCTCCGAAGCCAGCCACCGGGGTTCATGCTTAGCAGGAACCGCTCGCAATTACGGTCTGGCTCGAATGTCCCCTGTTCAAGGAACTCCCGAGCGGCAATACCTGGGCCTCCATCCGGATAGTGCTCGGCGTCGAGTCCGAATTCATCCACGGCCGTATCCTCAACGACGAGATAGCCGCCGATATCCACGAGGGGAGCGTAGAGTGCGATTTCGGCCTTGACGTGTTCTGCGGTGTGGTTGGAATCGAGGCTCACGAGACAGCTGCGGCCCCGAACACGCTCATAGACACGCTCCGCGAGCTCGGGCGAGACACTCGAACCCCTGATCCATGCAACGCGACTATCGGGATGGTCGGGGGGCACGATGTCAATACTGACGACTTCGGCGTAATCGGCGAACCAGGCCGCACTCCCGCCCTCGGCCGATCCTGTCTCCACGATGACCACCGGCTGCGTCCGGCGGATGATCTCGCGGTAGACGTAGAGGTCGGTCGGATACTTAAAGATGCGCCGGCCAGCCTCGTCGCGGACGGTTTGCCAGACGCCGGACGCATAGAATGCGCGATTAGCCTCAGCCCAGTCCATTAGGAAACGCTAGTGACCTATCGTCCCGCGGCACGTGGTAGGACGCAATAGTGCGCTTGAGGCCGTCCTCAAGGGGCAGAAAATCCTCGGGGGACCATCCCAGGGGTTCCAGGGTGCTTGGGTCACCCAGGACGATGGAATGCTCGGCCTCGCCTGGACGCATCGGCACATGCTCAATGGTTCCCTCGCCCATCATGGCGATGACCGCTCGGGCGAGCTCATTGACCGTCGTTCTGCGACCCGTGCCGGCGTCCATGACGGATTCATAGACCCCGTGATCGTTCAGGAGTGCTCGGACAAGGATTTCGGCCACGTCCTCCACCCAGATCATGTCCATCACCTGTTCGCCATCGCCGTAGATGATGATGGGCCGACCCTCTAGCACCGGTAAGATGAGGTTCGGCATGATCTTCTTCACGGGATAGGCCTTCTGCCTGGGCCCGTAGACGTTCAACCCGCGCACAAGTGCTATGCGGGTTCCCCACTCCTTGTTCGCCATCAGGGCAAAGCGCTCTGCGGCCTTCTTGGTGATTGAGTAGGGATTCCACATCCAGTGGTTCGCTGCGGCGATGTTGACCGCAGGAACCTCGTAGCGGCGAATCGCTTTGAAGACATTCAACCCGCCGAGGATGTTGGTTTCGATAGCGGGAATGGGGTCGTCAACCGTTTCCTGGGTTCCCAGGACACCGGCCAGGTGCATCACGGCATCGGACGTGCTCACTGCGAGGTCTATGGCCGAAAGGTCGCGGATATCTCCGAGGATGTCGCATTCCCGGGTCACACCGAAGGTGATCGGTTCATGCCCGCGTTCCTGAAGCGCCTCACATGCGTATTTGCCGATAAACCCCGTCCCGCCCGTGACCAGAACCCGCATCTATCGTGTTTCCTTCTCCGCCTCGGGGACAGGCCGCGTCTCGGCTCGCTTAGCGGGTGCCGCTGGTTTCCAACCCAGGCGGGCCAGTTCGTTCTTGACGCCCCGCACGTTGTCCTCGTTGCCCTGTTGTTCGTACTTGACCAGCTCCCTGAGCAGGGCGGCGATGATATCCGCTGTATCTGGCATCTATTCCTCCCTGGCTAAGCGGGGGTCCGAAGACCCCCGCCCAACCTCTCTATCCGTCCCTCAGCCTTAGAAGGTCGGAGTCACCAAGCCAGTACCACTGATGATTGACGTGGCCTTGACGTAGCGAGCGAACGTGAAGGCGAAATAGCCCCAAGCCGCGATGCGGACCTGGAGGTTACCCGACAACACGTCCGGGAATACCTGGACCGTCGGAGCACCAACCTCGAACAGCAGCTGGTCAGAACGCCGTGTAACGACGATGACGTCCTGGTTCGTACCAGCGCCGAGGGTGATGGAGATGTTCGGGTCGATCACGACCGGAAGCCCCATCAGCACACCAACCAGGCCCTGTGGAACACGCGTGGTACCCGTCGCCATGGCGTTGAACAACTGGTTCGCGGCCCCAGCATCTGGGAGCACCAGCGGGCGGTTCTGTGTGTCCACTGCGCCGAGGAAGAACGCCCACCTGCGCGGGTGCATCACAATAAGGTCTGGAGACGCGAATCTTAGCGTCCAGACCTGCTGGATAGCATCCGCGAACTTGGCGTATAGCTCTCCGGCAGTAGGCGTGGCGTCGGTGTAGGTGACCGTGTTGGTACCCGACAGGACCGTAATGCCGTTAGTGGCCTGGTTGAGCAGCTGTACATCCAGCTGCTTCGCATAATCCGCGGCAAGATCCTGGCCGATCACGGTATCCGTAGCCGGGTCGGAACGGTCGAGCAACTGCCTCGACACGTCCTGCATGCCGGCAACGGTGTTCACCGTAAACGACAGGTAGTCGGAGACGGCGTTGGTTTCCTGCACCGCACCGGCTTCAGACTGAACCGCGGTAGCGGTCCCCGTAGTGACCCTAGGAACGTTGAACGTCATACCCGTATCAGGGAGAGGACGCGGACCAAGGGCGTCTGCGAACGGACGGCTTGCACGAGCGAACTCGGCGAGTTCGTCCAGCAGGTATTGCGGTGGAACTAGGCCGACACCGCCCGAGGTAGTCGAGATATCGCGCTGCTCTACCGCCACTTCCCGGGAGTGCCGAGCGATACGACTCGCAGCCGCAACGTCGCCCTTTTCCATGCGGAACAGGTCGCGGAAGAAGCTACGAAACTCTCCGTTGTTCTCCCGGATGCCCTTCTCATAGGTGCGTGGCTCCCTGCCGACTTCGATGCCCTCGGGCTTCGGGACAGCGGCAAGCGCCTTGTGCATCCGCTCCTTGCGGTCGATATCGCCCGCAAGCTTGGCGACTTCCTCTTCCTTCTCAGTGAATCGAGCTCCGAGTTCCTCGCGGGTTTCCTTGTCCTTGGGGTCAAGCGTCTGCAAAGCCGCATCGGCCTGGTCCAGGGCAAGTTGGGAATCAGCGAGTTCGCTCTGAAGCTCTTCAAGCGTCTTTACGCTCATTTGAGCTTCTCCATCCTCTCTGCCAACTTGGCGAGGGTCGAGCGACGGGCCGCGGCCTTCTTCTCCATGGCCTTGCGCCATAGCTCGAAACCCTCGTCGTCCTGTTCGTCTCCCTGGCCCTGCTTCGCAGCGACCAGCGCGGCCTCCACCTCTTCAGGCGGACGACCTGTGACCGCAGCCAGTGAACGCACCGCGGCCAAACTTGTCTGTGGATAGGCTCCCTGTGCCGTCACGGTGACGTCGTAGAGGGCCCCAACGTTGTTGATGGTCCGCATTACGTTGTCGTCACCGTCTACGGTGAACTCGTCGCCGCCCTTAGCAACGGTGAAGGTGAAGCTTCCCTGGTTGATGTCCCCGCGGTCTAGAGCTACCCGTAGATCCTTGGCCCATGAGTAATTACCGACCTGGGCGTCGAGGAATAGGCCCTTGGTATCGGATTCGAGGTGCAACGTGTCGTTTTTCGTCCTGGCGGCGACATAGCGCGTGTCGTGATCCCAGGTGAGATGCACGTCCGGCTTTGTTGCCAAGACGTCATCGAACGCCCCGGGCGCTATCTGCTCACGAAAGCCACCAAGGTCGAGCGAGATCTCGTTGTAGACCGCCGCATAACCGCGGATGGTGAAGGCCTCTGTAGCGCGGCCGGTGTGACGGATTTCCAGATCCCCAAGACCCAGAATTCGGACTTCTCGCCCCTCATTTGGTATCAATTCGTCTGTCATACGTTCCTCACCTTCCGTCCTTAGTCACGCCGCCTGCCCATCCGGCGGGTTCGGCGCTCCGCCTACCGGAGTCTCCTGAAGGGTGTCTCCACCATCTATGGGGGGGAGGTTTTCCTTTTCTCGAATCTCATTTGCCGTCGTCCATCCGCCCTGGCGGGCATTTTTGTATGCGGCATAGCGTGTCGTTAGCGACGGCCTAAGCACTGCGGCGGTAAGGAACTCGGGGAACAACCCACTGGCCGCCGGGAAGAGGTCGGAGTCACGCCAGAGCGCCATCTCGATACGACGCAGCCTGGGGGCTATGTCCACTTGCAAGAACTGGTCTCTGTCTTCGTCTTCAGACTTCTGGGAACTCAGATTCACCCCCACCATGCGGGGATTCACGCGGCAGATGCGGCAGATCTGCTCATCATTGAACTGCTGCTGAAGGACGTATTCGGCGTCTTTCAGGGTGATGCCGGTTGACTGCCATTTGGCATCATTGATGAGGACGAGCGGCCTATTCGCGTTCGATGGGCCACCGTGGCGCTGCTGATACTCGAGTTGTAGGCGGTCCAGGGAGTCCTGGGAGGGCGTTCCGGGCACACTGATGACGCCGGGGATACTCCCGCCGGAGCGATAGAACGATGTCTGGAAATCTCGCGCAGCAAGAGCAGCACCGAGGGTTTCCCGATGTAGCGAGATCAGGGAGACGCCCATATCGCCCCCGGGATTGACCGTCCAACCCCGGATCTGGAGGATCTGGGAGGTCGGAACCCTCTCTGTCTTGCCATTTCGCCGGATTTCGTAGTACTTACGGTTGTTGTCGTCGCGCTTGACCATCACATTGGCTGGATTGAGGAGGAAAAGCTGGATATCCCCCTCGTCCCGCACGGGCCGCCGTGCGATGGCTTTCCAGATGAAGGCGTTGCCGGTGGTTTCCACCGACATGGCCGCGTCTTGCCAGAAGTCATAGGCGGATTGCTCCTCGTTCGGTGTCTCCTTGAGGCGAATCCACTGCCAGGACTCCCGCGCAGGGGCTACATTGGGCGGCTCACCCGAGTAGACCTTGAGCGGCATCATGCCGACAGTCTCGGAGACGAGGCGCACACAGGCACCCGCCGTAGCGAGCCCGAGGGCGGCGGACGTGTCTACCCATACCCCAGCCCCGGTGTAGAGCGGTGTCCTGGAGGGCAGGGACCAGCTGTCAGAGAGCCAGTCGCGCTTTTCTACGTGCAATCCTTGGCGGAAATTGAACCTAATTGGCATTTGGAACCACCCAGAACTCTCCCGGAACAAACTGTCCCGCCTGATGGGCGGCCATCGCCATGGCGATCAGGCCAACAGTCTCGGCGGTGGGGGACAGCCTCCAGCCCGATGTGGTGTCCTTCGCCTCACCAGCCAGCACCTGGGAACGTAGGCGGCTATTGCCGTCGTGCTGGAGCAGGCCACCTGAGATAAGCCGCCAGAGGGTCGTTGTGGCGATAGCCAGCGCCTTGGAGCTTTGCGGGACGTTCTTCATGGGCAACCCGGCCTCCGTCAGGAGCTCGGCCGACCGCCCGAACTGGTCGTAGTCATAGGCGATCTCCTGGACTCGGTATCGCTCGCAGATGCGGCGCAGGGCGAACTCGGCGTCCTTGAGAGCCACCCGCCCGACCGGTGGCGGGGGAATGATCTCCACGTCGACGGCAACCCGTTCCCCTCGAGGGGCGACGATGCCGATTCCGATGCCCGCACCAGCCCGGATGGCCACGAAAACCTCGTCGCCCTCCTGGAGGTTGCCGATATCGGCCTTGCAGCCATCCCACATGGGCTCTTCGATCCACGGCGTCTTGGCAATCGTCCAAATGCCGCAGGTGGCTCGGAGCCACTCAGCCCAGATCAGTCCTGGTGAATCGTGGCGCTTCTTTAGCTCCTCGGGGGTTACCCATTTCAGCGGATTTGCCCGCTTGACGGCTCTCAGGTCGTGGGGGCTGTCACCCTCGCCCAGGCACCACTCGAAGAACTCCATGGACCCAACCCGGGCATGGTTGAACATGCCCTTGCGCGTGAACGACCCATGCTCGTGGATGCGCTTGCGGATGTCGAGCAGGAAAGACTCTTGCTCCCAGCCGGCGTTGGAGATAGTCAACATCTGGGCATGGCGCTTGTTCAGACGCTGTTGCAGCACGTTGTAGAGGTGGCCGTCCGGATGGGCCTGGAGCTCGTCTACCAGGACGAGCGAGGGAATAACCCCGGAGGCGAGCTTTTCATCTGCCGCGATGACCCGGATTCTCCCCAGGGGCTTGCGATTCGGCCCATCCCCGGTGTGATAGACGGCCCGGATTCCCCGCTTCACATCCAGGGGGAGTTCTGCCCGTTCCACGAAACCAGCCATCTGGTCAAAGATGACGGCGGCCTGAGCCGCTGAGGCGGCGGCCACGATGCACTCGGCTACCTTGGTCGTCAGCATGTGGAAGAGGCCCAGGGCAGCCAAAAGCGTCGATTTGCCGTTCCCTGCGGGGATAATCGCCAGCACCTCGGGCGTCCCAGCGAAGTGCGATCGCATGATTCGGCGCTGGGCGTCCTCGAGCACGAACGGCTGCTCGTTATCCAGGGTTAGCGACCGGCAGAATGCCTCAAAGCCCTTGAACCCCTGGAAAATCTGTGCGTAGTCGGCTGAC